ACAGACTGCAGCACAGAAACTGCAACGCCGGAATTCCCTTTCCGGATGATTGGAAGCTGGGTCTCAAACTTTCCCGTCAGAACTACTGCCTTTTTTGAAGTCTGTACCGGATACACTGCTTTTCCGTTCCAGTCATAGATAGTGTACCCCTGTTTCCACTCTTTCTTTGCATTCTCAAGGCTCTTGTATGCTCCGATCTGGCTCTTGCTGTCAGCCCAGGACTTTCTTGTGCGATAATACTTATCTACCGTCGGTGTGGCGGTCTTAGCTCCGATCAGCTGCTTGAACCGGTTCCAGTCACCTTTTGCACGGATTGCTGACGGGCAGTTCTTTGCGCATACATCATAATGCTGCACAACTCTGTCTGCCGGGATTCCCAGCTGTTTCATAAGCTGTTTGCACACCTGTACTGTATTCTGGAAAGCTTTCTCATAGTTATAGCCCGCCTGTACGCACATCTCGATTCCTACTGAATTTCTGTTGTTGACAGTACCGAACAGCCGACCGCCGTAGTTGACGCCCACGTGCCATGCTCCACGGTTGTACGGAAGCGCCTGGTATGCTTCTGTATCATCTACATATACATGTGCGGAATATCCCTTAAAGTTGCCATCATGCTGTGCTTTTGCATGCGCTTTCGCATTTGCACCCTTGGCATAGTTATCCGTGTTGTGAATTACGATATATGCCGGTGTCTGTCCTACATAGCTGTTGTTGTTACTGATAAGGCTTGTGTTGATATTCATGGTATTACTCTCCTTTTCTGTTTTTGATGTCTTGATAGATAATACGCTATTCAAAATGCTGATGATTTTCTGACCGTAATTTCGGCCAGCTGCCCAGCCCTGCTCTTTAGGATTTTCCTGGATCCCGAGCCACTCCACATAAGGCGCACAGCCTCTGTTGACGTATGTATAGCGCGGATCCACGCAACGGTTCTTCAGTCGGTCTGTGGATGCGTAGGCCTGCAGGTGCTGGATCTGTGCTCGGATGCCCTCTGCCGGGGTTTTGAAACTGTTGCCCTTCATGCCGATTTTAGTCACGCCCATTCCACAGAAGTTGTTCTGGCTGAGCGTCACCGCGGATCCGCTGAAAGTGAAGTTCCCAGTTTCCAAGCAAGACTGAGCAAAAGCAATGTCACCACGGACTCCTTCTGCCGCACCTTCTGCGATATACAGAGAAATCATCTTGATGACCGAATCGGACACCTTTGGGTTTACTTTTTTGATATAAGCCCGCATCTGTTCAATGCTGACCTGTGATTTTCCCATGATCTTCAGCATATTGTTTTCTCCTCTCAAAAAAGAGGACGATCACTCGCCCTCTGAATCCTTATATTTTGTTCTATCCCAGATTTCCTTAACTTTTTCCCAACCCCCGGTTGCAACTAAATAAACGATAAATGCCGCAATGACTGATGCTGCGATGTAGTACCAGGTAACTGCAGCTTTATAATATGTGCACATGACCATCAGTGCCAGTGGACACAGGATCATAGATGATACAAGCGCCACAATGCTGGTCTGGATGTTCTTCAGTCCCGGAAGGTCTTTGATTACCTGTACAATAGCTGATACGATGAAAGCCAGAATGCCGATCAGGGCAAGGGCGTAAGTTACATACTGTGTAATTGTATTAATATTCATGATCATTCTCCTTTTCTTTTGATATGTAATTCTTCAATTTCCTGTTTCATTTTTGTTACCATGCCGTTCCCGCCAAGTTCATGATAAGCCTCATACATCTCACAAAAGTTCTGATAAGCATAAGATGGGATATCTCCCATTTTCATGTACTTTGAATGGTATTCGATCATCTGAACACGAAGCAAGAGCATGGTTCCCTTACTATTTGCATCCCGGTCTTTTTTCTGGTTTTTTAGAAGCCAGACGATGTATCCTAAAACAATCGGAAGTGCAATAACGTATGTCTGTGTAAGCATTTCTTTCAATCATTCACACTTTCTCCGGTGTTGCGCCGGCGCAATTTTGCGTAAAACAAAAGAGCCTTACGGCTCTGCTCTGATCTTCATATATGTTTTCTCCTATTCTGTGAGGTGATTATCTTCGATATATTTCTTAATTTCGCTGATATGATTTTTCAGTTCTTTGTTAAGTACGAGGAAGTTTTTCTTGTTATTCTGGCTGATGATTGTTCCGTCCTCAGCTACTTCCGAATAGGTGAATGAGATTCTTTCACCTTCTCCTGTGTTTAATACTATAAAACTCGTTAATACCTTCATATTTCCTCTCTTTCTTCGATGAGCTTTTCTGTTTCTGCGATATACTCTTCGTCATATGCTATTTTTCTGAATCCTACTACTCTGTCCTCGCCTTCGTATCGGTTGTACTCATAACCTTTCTGTTTTGCCTTTAATTCCCAAAAAAATCTGAGACCAGGTGTACCAGTGACTATGAAGTAATCCGGGAAGCATTCTGATACATACAGATCTCCCTCACCGCATTTCTGCAAAAAAACATAGTACTGCATTTCTGTGTTAATCATCTCTTTTAAGATGTCCTCAATGTCAATGTAGCACTTTCCATCCTCTGATATCTCTCCGGATCCAATGTCGCCGAAATGCGGCGTTGGGGTCTCATAGCAGTAAACGCCTTTTTCTCCGTAGTTGTCTGTTTGACGAACTGCCTGTTTAGTTCCAGCTGTCCGAAAACTATCTGCTACGTATAAATTCCCGTAAATGTTTGTATGTCCCATAGAGTGATGAGCTCCAGAGGAAAAACCCTCGCTGCTGTCATTTGTTTCTGCGTCTGATATCAGGTTTAATCTTTTTCCTCCACTGGCTCGCAGACCTCGTATATCAAATGTAATGTAGTCAGATGTTCCCGGTCCTTTTCGAAAAGTAAGGCGTTTATCCTTTGAAGAAAAAAATGTATCGTAATAGTTCTGTCCGATACCGCTTTCGGGGTTTGTAATGCTTTGATGCGATATCGTATCTGATGAGATCTTGAACCCGGCTATGCTTGCTTTCAAAGAGTACAGATCATCTACTTTAATTTTTTCAGCTGTTACACTGTCAGCTGCAAGTGCGGCCGTGGTTATAGACTTAGACTTGATGTATGTTCCATTCCAGTACAACTTGCCGTCGGTCATGTACATACCCTGGATGTTTCCGTTGTTGGTCAGTAAATTGAATATATCTTCCGAAGAATATCCGTGCCGCACGTCTGGCCGGTAAATATAGATAGTTCCATCACCGGTGCTGATTGAATTGCTACCGCCGAATATTATCAAACTTCCGGATGTTGCGATACTCGTGATATCCTTTATGAAGGAGAACTTTTTCCAGGTGGTGGTTAACGCTATGCTTTCACTGACCTTGTTAAAGGAGAATGTCACTGTCTGCGCTTTTGATGCCTTGGCCCAGAAGGTCACTGTATATCGGCCTGTGGCGTTGATTATCGTGTTTTCGTTTCTTTTTGAAGCCAAATAGCAATTCGCTGCGTCCGCAACGATAGCCACTGCATTTTTCCCACCATCTGGATCATTCTGTCCCGACTTGATTGTCCCGGCCGTGTTCCAGTATGCTTTAATGTTATCGTCAGAGAACCTGTATCCTTTGACGAGATTTCCTCCGGACGCTTCCAGCTTTCCGATTTCGGAAAGTGTGTAGCTTTTTGAGTAATCCTGTGAATCTTTAAGCACTAACTTATCACATTCATCCGTGTACTTTTTTGCATCTGACAATGCCGTGATACTATAGTTTTTGATAGTATCCATAGCGTCGTTAGATATATCCGTGATACTGATGTTGCCCTGCAGGTCTATGATGTTTGCACGGATCTTGATCTGTTCTGCCGACTGATTGATCTGACTGATCAGAGTCGCTTTGTCTGCTTTATCTCCCCAGCTCGAACTGGATGTGACCGTTGACACGATAGCATCCGCTGTGATCTTCTGCTCTGCCTGGTTTTTCCATGTCTCCAGTTTCCCAACTCTGTCCTGTGTAGCGTAAGTTTCCGATACTGTAGCGAGCACGCTGCTCACATTTGCTGTTATCGCAGCGTTCATGGCTGATGTGGTGCTATAGTCATTCTTCAGAGTTGTGCTAACTGCTGAAATGTTCGCCGAAAGCCCATCCACGCTGCTCTTATATTCGGCAACTTTGGAATCCAGTTCAGAATATTGTTTTGTAACAGTGTCATATTTACTGATAATGTCAGTATACTTCTGAGTCAGACCATCTGCAGTCTGCTCCACACTCGACAGCTTGCTGTACATTGTTATGCTGCCATTGATCAGTTCAGTTATCTCACTTTCACTGATCAATGATGATATTTTTCCCTGCAGCACAGAGAAATTCGTTTCGTTCGCCTTAAAGCGTTTTAAGATTGCATCCGGTGCATAGATATTGACTTCTTTTGTGAATCTCATTGTTCTCACCTCCTTTCTGTGAGATTAAATAGTAAGGTCTTCATTGATATTCGAAATCTTTCAACATTTTCTGTAAATATTAAGCTTAATACTTACACCTATGCATCGTTTCTCATGTACGGAGCGACTTCACGATATAATGGATTTATGTACATTGTCTTTGTTGATGTTGCATCGGAAAAACGGACAGTAAATATACACACCGAACTATATTCGTACAAAACGTATGCTTTTGTCGTGGCAAAAAACGATGTTGGTGATCGATTGGTAAATACAGAACTCGATATTGTCGCGTTCTACATAAAATAGTAAGGCGCTGAATGGCTATTTTCATTACGAAAAATTTGCTGATATACCTAAGAACATTCTCCAAGTGCTGTAACTGTTCATTTGTCAGCACATCCTGCATTCTTCCTATTATTCTTGATTGTATACTTTCGATTTTTGTCAAAATAAAGCACCTCCTATGGTCTCATTTTGCCATACTGGAGGTGTTGTTTACAAATCAATTAAATGGGAATACGGGAAATTATCTTTTTTCTTGGCCTATAACATAGTACCATCCATACCAGTTATTATCATGTTTTACGCGAAAATACAAAACATCTCTTTGGTTAAACGCACTAGATGCTATTTAATTCATTAAGAGCGGCTGGTAAAGTCTTAGTTCCCTGGTCTAATGCAAACGTCTGGGATGTCAAATTTTTGAGGATCTGTGTTGTCAGGTCCTCAAGGGTGATAATCCCGCCTTCATTTGTTGTCGGATCAATAAAAATCAGTTCTTTTCCTTTTGGAATCTCTGTTACTTTGGTCAGTCCATTCGCGTTCTGACCGTCCTGTGGTAATGCCATATTATTTCTCCTTTCTGGTGTCCGATTCGGACACCTTACGCATCTACATTTACACACATGGCTTTGTTTCCGATCACGAGAATCTTATCTCCTACTGTAAGAGCCATCTGTACATATCTGATAAACTGTCCGATGACCACGCCGCCGAACATATAATCATCATTGTTTACTGTTACTGAATATCCGTACTGCAGGAAGGCTTCTCCCTGCTCTGTCCTCCTGCTCCAGGAGAACCACGCTGTCGGATATTCTTTCGTGACTTCTACGCCGGCCTTATACAATGCCGCCGATACAGTCGTGGTACCGTCTCCGTTGTCCTGACACTTGGTGTTGTACAGGAGCGTTCCATCGGTCACTCCCTGCAGGTCTGCTGTGGCCTTGGATAATTTCGTCTCAAAGCCTTCCATGCCACTCTTGATCTCAGTTACTTCCTGTGAAGTAGTCTGAATCGCTTCTTTTGCTTCCTGGGCTTTTTGGTCCACCGCTGCAATGTCCTGTGCAAGTCCTGCAGCATCTGATACGATTGATACAGTCTGAGTGTCCAAGAGCTGCACTCCGGAAGAATCGTACAGGGAACACCGGATGATCTGCACATCCGGAGATGATGGTGTGTATACCGTCAACAGTTCAGCGGATGAGGAGCCATACTTGATCTCATAGGTCTTTCCGGAATCCTTTGATTCTTCGATTTGGAATTTTCCGGAATAGCTGCTCACGGATCCATTGTCATTCTTATAAGCTGAGAACGTTACATTTGCCGGTTTCAGTGTTTTGTCATCTTTTTGCTTCCGGATAATCTGGGTGCTAACCCGAAGATCATAACTCAGACCAATCTTGCCGTCTTTCGCCTTACTCACTGAGAAACGCTTTGTAATCCAGGAACCCATGGACTTTACAATCATCGTCTTGCCACCGATCACAAGTCCCTTCCCACCAACCAACAGCACCTTTCCTTCCAAGCCATACAGCGCCGATATATCTACATATCCGTTATCCGTAGACATGGCAGTTACCTGATACTTTCTTGTCTGGGGATTCCATATGCCGGTGATCCCATCAGATGCTACAGCCTTGATTTCATCGATATGATCAGATACATCTGTATCGCCCAGGAACACTGAGAAGACTGTATAACAGGAACTGTAATCCCCACCGGTACCATCCGTGTAGGTGTGGACCACATGAGCATCATTATTTAGTGATGCTGACATTGCGTCCAGCGTTGAGATTCCGGATAAGGTTTCCAGTGCTTTCTTGGCTGCATCTGCCGCCGCTGACGCACTGTCGGATGCAGAGCTTGCAGTATCTCCAATCTGAGTGATATTCTGGCTCATCTTAGTGTATGCCTGGTTAAGACTCTGGTTAGAATCATCCAGCCAGATACGATTACTCTTGATAACCTTGGAGCTGTTATTGATCTCCGTAAACAGACTGTCTATATCAAGCTTAGCTGCAGCTATGTTCGCTGATTCAGAAACCATACTGTTCACGATCAGCCCGTCTGCAATTGCCTCGGATTTAACACCAGTGGCATCAATCAGCGTTCCTTTGCCAGTCTCGTCAAAAAGGGCAAATGTAAAATTGCCTTGTGCATCCTTTCCGGCCTGCATTCTGACCACACCATTGGCATCTTTCCACTGCTGAGTAGCACCGGATATCTGAATGCCTCCATCATCTGATGCAATTTTGAATTTGTTGGTGCTGATCGTACCGGCCAAAAGATCTCCGATAGTAACAGATTGCATAACTGCTGTTCTAACCAGAGCAGTATCGATGACCGCATTATCGGATGTCAAATGGATGTTCTGCAAATCTCCAATGCCGGCTGAACCGGAAAGAAGGTTCTTAATGTTGGCATAATTTGAATCAAGGACATCAATCCTACCATTGGCTGCTGAGAAATCAGTTACTACAAGCTTTTGGAATTCGCCATATTCTCCATAGATTTCCTCTACACGCTGCTTAGTTACATCAAGATTTTCAATCGTTGCATAGGTGATTTTAGCTGTATCAACATCAAGCTTGTTGATCATAGCCTTATCAATCATAACCAGCTGTGCATAATACCTGTCCATGTTCTGAGTAGTAGGTCCTTTATATCCAGATTCCTGCTCCACTTCAGATCTTCCTACAGCTTCCACCGATGTAATCAGACCACCATCAAACTCATGTGTCATGTCCATAACTGGCACTTTATATGTCTCACCATTCAGATCGCAAACTGTAAGCACGTCCCATGGATCCAGACGAGGGTCTCCCATGATCTTTACTGTGCCAGGCATATAAGTATAGCCTTTCAGTGTCTTCCAGACATTATCAAGCATACTTTGTGTCATGAACGGATTGGAAAAGCTGATTGCACGTGTACCAGAACCAACACTAACTGAGAGGTCATTTCCCTCTGCATCCTTACCTGTATAGCAAGTAATCTTATCAATACTCTCCGTTACGTCATGATGCTCAAATGTATCCCAATAACGGCCAGTATCAACAGAATAATTACTGTCAATATAGGTTCTGATTTCAATCTGTCCTTGCCGGTTACACGTTGCAAAACCTCCATACATCTGTGAGACATATCCAAGGATTTCTCTGCAGGAATACCCGTCTGGACGATCCATTGTGATCTTGTCCAATCCATCTGTCACCACAACTACACCAGTGATTCTGGATACTGCATTCAGTACAGAAATTGTATCAGTGGTTTTTCCAAGTCCATCAGTTGAAAATGGACGTTCTGTCTTCATCATCCTGTCATAGGCAGTGACTGTGATCTGGCCTTCATCTGTCTTTGGCTTTTCTGCTGCAAAAAAGCCCATCGGAACATATTCGACAGCATCGCCAACCATCATGCCAATCTTGACAGTAATCTCTTTGCCCTCAATCCGTTTTCCTGGATTGGCCATCTTAATCTTGGCATACCTGGATACAGCGGACCCAATGGAGAAATCATCTTCACTGTTAGATCCGCCTTCAATTGTAATCTCTGATATTCCGTCTGTTATCGTATTGCCATCAAAATACAGCAATGCATAAAATGTTCTGGAATCCTGCTGTATCAGGTTTCCAAATTGTTCTGATGTCTGATACATGCAGGCACCTCCTTACTCGATCATAATACTCAGTACATCCATATCACGCACGGTAAGTGCGCTGTATTTATCAGAATCACATTTCTCCAGATCATCGTAATTAAGTATAATGAGTTCGATGTCCACTTCGATCTCACGCAACTCTTCCAGTTCCTTTAAGAATTCATCTCTCTTGCCCTCCAGGAACTTAGGCTCGCCTTCTTCATCATACTTGATATTCCCCTCAGCATCTTTATCCATATACTGGTTACGGAGTTCATCAAAAGTATTATTGTAAGCTTCAGCTGCTCCAGTCACTGCTTTGATGTTTTTATTGATCGCATAAGTTACTTTCACTGGAAATCTTTTGTCTTTAAAACCACCGATTCCATTTAAAAAAGCAACGATATCTTTGTTTTTTACTTTCATTTTGTCCTCCCTACTGCTGAATCAAATCTACGGCTACACCAACATATGTTTTTACACCTTTGGCATAACTGTATACTGGATATGTCGGTGTGCCTGCATAGAATGTTTTCTCCAACTTATTATTTGTTCCAGGATCACGGAATTCTACTTTAATAAAAGCCGGATCTATAGCCTTATCAATCACCGCTAGCTGAGAACGAGTAAGCGGCGGCCACTGACAGGATAGTGTGAATTTTCTTGCTATCACATCACCTTTCATGTCACCATTGCTTACTCGACCAGTGTTTTTTGACCATATCTTTTCTTTCTTGTATGTCAGCCCATTCAGTTTTAAGGTGGGCATTTTCACACCATCAATATACAATTCATCGTCGTTGTTATGCAAAAGCCCACCCCCTATTCAAACACAGGCTTTCCAGTAGATTTCTGGTAATCCTGACCTTCTGTACGTATCACTTTAAACAATTTCTTGGAATCACCTTCCAGATAGACCTTCACTTCTGTGTTCTGTCCATTTCCTCCACCGCTGAAGCTTTCCAGCGCATTTACCATGGCTTCATATACACCAGCACGGATACCATCAACAATCTGGTTGTTATTGGCAACGGCATTTCGTCTTCCCATTCGACCAACCATCTCAGGCCCATTCTCTCGTGCTACGAACATTTCACCCATATTAGGGAATCCACCCTTTGCATACCAATCAAGCCCAAATGATGGAGTTGAAAAGCTTACCGGTCCAACAGTATGACTATTCCAGGAAACTGTAATATGTGGCAGTGGAATATTAATAGAATGAAGACCTGCTGCAAATCCAGACATTGCCTGAGAGCCTTTTTCCTTCAGCCATTCCTTAGCATTTCCGAGCTTATCCTTTACCTTTCCAGGAAGCTCTCCAACCCACTTCAGGACGTTTGGAAGATTATCCTTCAATCCCTTGAGTAATCCGGAAATGATATATCCTCCCTGTTCAATCATTACTGTTGAAGGTGAATTGATTCCAAAAGCCTTCTTGAAGCCATTGATGAAAGGTTTAAAGATATGGTCTTTAATCCATGATGCTACATTTTTCAGAGCATCGACGATCCCGTTAAAAAGTCCACTAATGGTAAACTGTCCATCTTTGTATGCCGTATCTTTCCACCACTGCACAACTTTCTTCCAGGCATCTCCGATCAAGCCCCAAAGGAATGCTGCAAAGCCTCCAAATGCTGCGCCAATTGCTTCTGATAGCTTTTCAACAATGCCTTTCCAGTCAATATTGATAAGGAACTCCTGAACCTTTTTGCCGACCTGCTGCCAGTCTGTATTCTCTACAGCTGTGATGAACGAATCAAGAATACCTTTCACTACATTGCTGATCGTCTGTCCTGCAGTGGCAACATCGAACGTCTTAACAGCACCATTGATTCCGTCAGAGATGGCTTTTCCTAAGCTAGTCCAGTGGAAGTTTTGCGCAAACGTGTTTGCAAATCCAATTGCTGTGTTTAATCCCTGAGAAAGAGTGCTGCCTACCAGTCCCCAATCTGTTGTTTCAATGAATCCGTTCAGAAATGTAGCAATGCTCTTTGCAATTCTGTTCGAAGTGTTCTTGATCTCATCCCATGGAATACTCTGCAGTGCTGCGTTGAGCTTACGACCAACGATAGCACCTACTTCAGTAAAGTCTGCATTCTTCCAGGAATCCTTGATCAGCTTCGCAAGGTCTTTAAACTTGCTTTGTACTGCAGTGGTTTCAAACATGTTGTCGATACCGCCCAGAGCTCCAGCATCTGCCCCTCCGCCGGATCCAGTGTCAGAGGATGAGTTATCATCCATCTTATTGATCTGGTCAAAGCCTAACAGTGTACGCTTGTACTTCTCAGCTTCTTTCTGAGCTTTGTTGGCATTACTTGCATTGTTCTTGAGCCCCTTAGATGTAACATTGAGGCTTGCAGCATAATCCTGGTTTACTTTCTTAGCCCTGACGATTGTAGATTTTCCTGTAAGAGCGCCCATGAGCTGTCCTACAGCATTCACGGCCCTTATGATCATCTGCAGGAACTGATTCAGAATCGGAGCTACTACATCAAGAATCGGAGCAAATGCTGTTGCAAGCGAATTCTTCAGCTGAGTCAGTGAAGACATCAGCATGGAAAGGCTTGCATTTGTTGAACTTGAATACTGTGCAAGATTCTGGAAGCCTTCTTTTGCTCCGTTTATTGCTCCACGGATCACAAAGCTTGCAAACATGAACTTTGCAGTCATGCCGATTGTTTTCAGTATTCCTCCAAGGCCTGTTCCGGCTGTTCCAAGACCAGAATTGGAATCCCAGTAGCAAACTTCTGTATCAGAGCACCAAATGCTCCAGAAGCTTTCTGAATCAGACCACTTGCCAGTGATTTAACACCTGAGGTCACTCCCTTAAGAGCACCGCCAAATCCTTTTATTACAGATTTTCCAATAAGACTTTTCAAGGACACAGGACGCTGTACATCCGTCCCGTCAGTTTCCATCATCTTCTTGTCAGTCTGGTACATTTTCAGTTTTCTTTCAGCACCTTCAATGTCGTATGCCAGTCCTCTCCAACTGTTGCTTTCTTTATCAACTCCAAGATACTCTGCTTTATCTCTTCGTTCATAATATCTGTCGAGTTTAGCCTGTACCTTATCAATATCAGAAATAACATTCTTATATTCTTCAGTTGGTACCTTAATACCAGCCTTGATCTGGAATTCTTTTGTTTTGTCTTTCAGTGAAAATGATGCAAAGGAATCTTTAATTTTCTTCATGGAAGCACGTACTGAACTCAGTGTTTTACTGCTTGCCAGATTTCTGAAAGGATTCTTCATCTTTTCAGTTTCTTTCTGAATAGCTTCAACACCACGCTTTACTTCCTGGCGGCTGGATTCCATCTCTTTTTTCAAGCCAGAAGAATCACCCTCGATTTTGACCTCCATTTTATGAAGTGTATCACCCATGGTCTCACCTCCCTCCTATAAAAATCCGCCGGCACATTATGACTGTATCCGGCGGTTAAATGCTGCGTTATATTCTCTTCGCTGTTCCATATATTCCTGCCACTGTCGTTCTTCCTCTTCCTTTTCATAGATCTGCTGCTCTTCCTTGAACAGCTCCGGATAGAAGTCCCACGGCTTCAGGAACGGTTTCTTGCCATCATCAAACAATAATGTAACATTGGCAGCTATTGCTTCTGCCAGTACACAGTTGTCTGAAATTCGGCTTTTTCGTTCTCTTTCCATTCTTCTGTATGCACTCTCGATCAGGTCAATGTTTTCCGCTATCGAACAATTCCAAAAAGTCTCGATCGGAATACCTGCATCAAGAGCTTCTGCATACAGTTCCTGGATAAAATCACTCAGACGTTCTGAATCTCTTCGTTCAGTGCTTCCGCCTGATCCGCAGTAAAAAAACCAGATACGGATAATGTCGGAAGGATGACTTTTGTATAGAGATCTGACTGGTTGCCGCCTTCTTCTGTCCAGGAATCATATAAGTCCTGAACCTTCAGATAGGTCATTCCATGCTCCCATGGTTCCATTGCCGCCTGAATGATCGTAAGCATGACAGACAGCGGAGGAATATCATCCAGCATATTCATGATATTCTGATGATATTTGTTTTCCAGTTTCCCAACTGTAGATGCTTTGAGTTTCAAACGGAACTGGCAGCTGTTTACTTCCCAGTAATGGAAAGGTTTTCTTTTCGCCTTTTTCTCTTCCAGTGAAACTACTGTCTCTTCTGTCTTGTTTTCTTTAACTTTTACTTCATCTAATCCACCAAGATTTTCCATCTAACTCCTCCTTATGCCGGATCAGTCTGTTTGATTTCGGACTGCACAGCCATAGTAACGTCAAACTCAATGACACCATTTACTCCTCCACCGGTTCTCTTAACTGAGAACTGAGCAGTAAACTCTGTAACTGTACCGTCTTTGTTTTTCTCCTGGAAATCCCAGACCTCTTTAGCAGCTGCTGCATCTCTCATCAATCTGTATGGACTTCCAGTTTTACTGTTGTCGTACTTAAACTTGTACACCATATCCGGCAGATCGCCAATGCCCTGCTCGTACATTTTATGAGGATCTGTAAGACAGGTATTATCTACCTTCTCAATCTCAGTACCAACTTCCGGAATCTCTTTTAATCCAGGAAGATCTGTGTACGCTCCGGAGGCTTCTCCGCCAGTATGTTTGCGATAGCCTAATGTTGTTCCATTTGCTAACATATCGTTATTTCCCCTTTCCTATGTCCAATAAACTTCATCTGATTCCATATCAATAATGCCTTCATAACGCATCTGTTTATGCTTCATTCCGGACGGATCCGGAACATCCTGGCATTCAGTTCTCTTCAATCCTGTTGCTTTCATTGCATTATCCACTGCAAGAGTATCTGCAGATGTGCTGTTTCGGTTCCAGATATCAATTCTGTAACGTACAAAGGACTTGTCCTCTATTACACCTTCAGCACTGGAGCTGAACTCATATACATTGTTCTGTTCTTCTGTGTACTGGATAGTGGAGTCCTCCGCCCATGTACGTGGATAAGAATCCGATACATTCTCTGTCACAGCGCATAATGCCTTATATACCTGTTCTTTGATATTCTTCATTCTAATACCTTTCCTATATCAGCCTTAAAACTTGCACTCATATTCTCCATGATCTTGTCCTCGTTATCATGCAGTGCAGGATACATGAATGGATGTGCAGGCTGTCCTGTGCACTGGTAAAAGCGTCCTTGTGGAGTATCAATGTAGAACCACCGATATCTCTCAGCTATGGTCCTGTCAACCTGGCTCTCATGGATCCACCATGGAGACTGTGAATACACTGGTGTAACGTCCGGAGATATACCTGCATGATCAGCCTGGCCTTTCGGACCGGTACCAAATTCCACATAAGGAGCATAAGCTTTGTTTGTCCAGCAAATACCCTCCGCTTTTTCAGAGTTTCCTTCTACATCTGCAAAGATGCTCTGTCTCAGCTCACCAGTGTTTACGCTACAGTTATTCACTGCCGCTGATCGCACAAGCTGAATCGCATCGGCTACGGCCTGCTTCATATCCAGCCCTGATAATTTTTCCAATGCCCTGTCAATATCATCTGCACCGCTCACACTCACAGCTTTTCTACTTCCAAACTCAACATCCTGTATGGCTTAATAGAGATGATCCTGTAATCCGGTACTGCATCTTTTCCAACAAAGAGACATATCCCATCTGATTCCTGAATGTCTGTACCATTCTCGAGAATATAATGCATTCTTCCCTTTTCATCTGGTTTCACTTCGTACTTTCCGGATATCCGCACATTACGGATATAATTCAGACGTTCTCCATACTGTTGTGCCTGTACCTTACCGGATGCCGGCCAGGATTCCCCCTCTACAGAAGAAGCAGTACCATATGATTCTCTGGTACTGCCCTCTCTATCCTTTTCAACTATACGCTTTTTGTGATAATACGTTTCAGTCCTACTTCTTCGAAGCCTCAAAAGCCTTACCTCCCACTCGCGCAAGGCGAAATCTGTTCATAGTGTCGTAGATTTGTTTGGGAGCGTCATCAAAGGTATAATTCTCTCCACCCTCACTTCTCGCTTTTTCTCCCTCTGTTCCCATCCGGTTCAGTGCGATCACAGTAAGATCTCTGACCGCCTTTTCCAGACCGGTTACAATGTTTTTTCTGCCTGTGTAGGATTTGACAAATTCTTCCGCATCATCCAGTAAAAGTTCAATCAGATCTTCGTCCTTTTCTCCTGTTAAGGTTATGATTTTCACAATGTCTCTTTCTTTTGCCATGTGATCACCCTTTCAGAATTTCAAGCAAATCAGCTTTTGCCAGAGAAGATACACCTGTCAGGCCTCTCTCTTTTGCAAGAGCTTTCAGTTCCTCCACTGTCATATCTTCAATTGGCTTGCTGTCAGCCTGAGAGTCCGGCTCTGTAGCTGGCTCAGAAGTCTCAATCTCAACAGGAATAAATCCTTCATCGATCAGTTTCTTAACGGCTGCGCCCTCTGCTTCTCGTTCTACATTCTTACGAATCAGTAACATTACTCTGCCTCCTGAATACTCAGATAGATAGAATCAAGCTTGTTGTCCAGTACCCAGATGTCATGGAAGCGGCGGTAATCCATCTGCCATGCATTCATTCTCTGGTTTGTTGCCGGATCAAAGATACGCATGATATCCTGTTTGGTAACTGCGATCGGAGTTGACATTGGGCAGATAAAGAAGTTCAGATTCTTCGCAGTTTCACCTTTTACATATCCACCAGATTCCTGACCGCTTGTCTTACCATCGTTAATCTTGATAGCACTGTACATACGGTTGGAAGGTGTAGCAATGATCGGAACGCCATCTACAGACGGAACCTGAGTCTGAATTCCACTTTTAGAGAACGTTGTTGATGTGATCTTGCCTGCAAGCTCAAGTTCCAGTTCCATAATGAAATCTGGTGTAGCCTGGCATACAAGAACACCATTGTACCCCTCTCTGATTGCTTTGATACCTTCTTTCAGCTTACGCAGTGCAGATGTTCCTGTTGCACCAGGTGTATAACCTTTACCAACCATGCCTGCTTTATTTGCAGTAATAGTTTCAGTAGCAATCTTAGAAATACGGTAAGCATCAATCTCAGGAACCACCTGTGTTCTCTGGAATTCTCCCATTACTGCTGAAGCGGTTGTTACGAAGTTGTTCTCATTGATATCCATCGGATCCAGCTGGAACAGACGGCCACGGTCCTGAGTCATTTTTCTTGTTTCGTACTCAAGTGTTACGGAACCCTTCTGATATCCGTTATCACGGTCATAGTCTCCCATTCCATTAACACTCATCTTTGGAATCTTAACTTCTGCACCGCCATTGTAGATTACCTGTCCTGCATTGGCATCCATCCAACCAGTAGTAGCTTCCTGGACTGCAATCTTATCAAGTGTGTTCTGGAATAATGTAGCTGTTGCTAATGTGTTAATAGCCATTTATTTCACTCTCCTTTAATAATTGCCCATCATCAGGTTGTATACCTGTTTTTCGAGGGCTTCCTGTGTGTTTGTTTCTGGTGCTTTTTTCGGAGGCTTGCCGCCCTTCAGCTTCTCATCGACTGCTTTCTCAACTGCAGTCTGGAACGCTTTTTTGACGGTTTCCATGGATTTCTTGCAGGCATCTGCATCTGTATAATTCAGTACTTCTGCAAGCTCCACCGGAAGTCCTTCGTCTGACAGGTTGTTCTTTGCTTCTGCCATGAGCTCACTTCTGGTTACTGCTGCCTCCCTGTCGGAAAGTTCCTTTTCTTTTTTATTCTGCATGTACTGCGCTTTTTCTTCCTTGGTCATCTTGGCCAGCTTCTCAGCTTCGGAAAGCTTATCATCCGTCAGTGCCTGCCACTTCTCCTGTGCGTTTGTCACTGCCGTATTGACTGCCTTCTGGACACGTCTGTCAAATTCTGCCTGATTACTGCCTGTTTTCAGGAAGTCATCAAAAGATGGAGGATTATCTCCTTCGCCGCCCGTACCTTCTCCGGATCCGCCGCCATTGCCCTCACCGGCCCCAGCACCGTCTCCGCCTTCTGCGAATAACTGCAGGTTCATTGGAACTTTACACATTGCTTTGAATACTCTGTTTCTCATATCTTTTCCTTTCTGCCCAGCCTATTCGTTCTCACGCCCGGGCCATTCAGTTTTTGGAATCTGCTTCTTTAACGCCTAGCGGAAAAAGGCATAAAAAATAAGACGCTTCACCCTGCGTCTCACCGGGAGATAATTGGATCACCTATTCCTTCCCTTTGGCTGCTGTCTTTGCTTCACTTACCATCTCAGCAACACCTTCGCTGATCAGATGTGTCCCTCTGTTTTCTGTTACTTCCAGAACAGTTCCCTTCTCGACGATTTCTTTCAAGCAGATGTCGCTGTATCTTTTGATGCATTTTACTTTCATTCTCTTCACCTCCCCTCCGTTGCGCCGGCGCAATTACAGTTTAAAGCACATGTTCTGAAACTTCTTATAAGCATCAAGGTATAACTCGTGCTTATCTCCGTTATATGTCAGCTCATAATACATTCCATCCGGCACAGTCGTGCTCAGAAGTGCTTTACTGTTCTGTAATGTCTTACAACTCCATACCACGTACACATCCTGTACTGTGATCTGTTTTCCATCGGTCTTATCCATATGGGAGTTTGTATATTCAGCTACTTTCGCCTTACAAAGCCTTAAAAATTCTTCGTTTTTCATTCTCTACTCCTCCGCAAAAATCCAGTCTTCCGCAAGCATATCTGCCTGAGATGCAAGCCATCCCATCTGCACACCAGATGTTCCTACAAAAGCCACTGCCATGTTGCCAATAGCATTGTGCTCACAGTTTACAACTTCGCCATCTGCTGCCTTATAATAAATCCCAGTTGCAAGCTGAATGTACTGTTTTTTACCATTCCATCCTTTACGAGCTACTTTGGACCCTCTTTTCAGGTACTTGATAGCTTCCCCGAAAGAAAATGTTGCTTCTCCGCCCAACTGCGGACAGTTTACTTCATCTGCAATGATCCATTCATCAGAAAGAATATTCTGAAGCGTATATACAACGCTCTGGGTTTCCCGGATATCCAGTTCCTGTCCATCTTTTGTGTGCATGATGATTGTTTCTTTCTCTGGACTCCAATACCAATATCCTCCCCAGGACGGTAATTTTGCTTTACTTCCTGCTTTCATTGCCTTTAATACTTCTTCAAACTTCATTTCTGATCCTCTCTTTCTTAAAAATGGGTATAAAAAGACCACCGGCCATTTCTGACTGGTGGTATCAGTTGGTCTGATAATAAATATCATCCCTTATTGATTCAAGCATATATGTTTTCGCTGATGGCTCATAATTTGCGTCCATCCAATATACCGACTCATCTTCCACAAAAAGCATAAAATCAATTTTGGTATCCACATCTACTTCAAATACTCCATTATTTTCACAATTCAGTACTCTCTGAACCAGCTCATTGTCAGGATACATTTCTTTAAGAAATTCGATCTGCTCTTTTTTTAGTTCAAATCTTCGCATTTCCATTTGCTATTCTCCTTACATAGTCTGCATCTGTTGGATTGCATTGAATCAGAATCCCCGTCTCAGGATCTAATGAGACTGTTCCATGTCTGCCAATATATTTCTGGCTTTTTCTTGAATCAGGATCCGTTCTCGTAGGAAATACTTTCGCCGGATTCTCCAGCGCATCCCGTATTCCTTCCACGGTAACTCCTGATCGTGATCTTCCCGTTTTTGGATCTTTCATGGTTCCGATTACTCTGTCCATGAAATGTTTACTCTGTCTGGTTACTGCTGTTCCCTCAGAAGTCTTTATACCAACAACTTTTTCATTGATTTCATCATAAATCTTCTGATAATTCTCGAATCCAGATAACGGAGATATCGTGCCTTTATCTACAGAACGTGCATAAGTCCTGAGCAGTTCCCACTTCTCAGGTTCATTATACTTCATTTCCTGGAAGTCTGCAAAATGTTTCGGCATGTCTTTTCCAAGAAGTTCCCGATACCGCTCATACTGCTTCCGGTCTGACGAAGCGTTCTTGACTGCTTTCTCCTGGGCTTCTGCTTTTAGATTTCCTTTGACGTATTTCTCATACCACTGTTCATAGGTCATATCCGCAGGAACCATCTCTGTACGCCCTGTTTCCGGGTTGTAAGCACTTCTTTTCATGTTCCTGAGGATTTTATCATCTATGACAGAAATCGTTGTAGAGCGGCAATATGGATGCATGGGAGGATAGTTCACTCCGGCTTTCCGGTCTTTCACCGAAAAAACCTTTCCATCCAGTTCCCGACAGATCTCACTGGTACGAAGATCCAGCACTGCCACATAGCGATAATTCTTGATCCCGCAGTCAATATAACTCTGTGCAGTCAATTCTCCTGCCATGTAACAGGATTCTGTTCTTACCAATCGCCTGGCCTGCTTTGCTCCCCCTCCGCACTGGGCCTGGATGGATTCCTCTGTTTCCCGGTCTGTCCGGCCGGTAAGGAGACTGATCAGCAATTCATCCTTCAAGGAATCTGCAAGCTGCTGTGTGTTCTGCCAGATACGGTCTGAAAAATGTTTTCCGGACCATTTCATCTGCAGAGCCTGGTCGATCTGTTTCCTGCTCACATGAGAGAAGCTGAATGCCAGACCGGTTTCTTTCTGCATGTTGTAAATGGAATGATAATAGGCTTTTTCTCCAAGCTGTTCCAGAAGTTTGGTATCGAACTGCTTCTCCTGCTGGTATACCTGCTGCATCACCGTATCTACCTGCGACATGAGATTCTGCAAGCGTTCCATTCTTGCACGGTACGCCGGAGCTTCCAGCTGTTTCAGAATCTCACTGTCCTTTTTCCGGTTCTGGAGTTCCTGTTTCAGCTGATCAATGGAGTTTTTATCCTGTATGGAATTTATGATCTGCCAGGCTTCTGTTTCTGACAGACCATATTTTGTCATGAACTTCTCAAAGATATCTCTTGCGGCATATTCCAGCTGGAGAGAGGCTTTCCGGTATACTCTGGAAATGAGATCTGCTGTCTCTTCTGCATCCTCCATAAACTGATACATATCCCAGGCAGACCTCTGTTCCCAGTATTTTCTACGCATCTACTTTTTCCTTATCATCGGGATCCTGCTCCGGTGGCGTATTGTCCTGCAGTCCAAAGACTTCCTGCTGCCGCTTCAGATTCTCTTCTTCCTCTGCTTCCAGGGCTTTCAGTTCCTCATCCACATCATCCACAAACGGGACCTGAGAAAGCAAGGTCTTACGGCTTACCTTTCCCCACAGATTTGCCACGATCTGGGATATCTCCAGGAGATTTTTCGGCAATGCTCTGGTGAATGTCATCGTGATCCCGGATGGATCGATGCTGGTTCCATGCAAAGCCAGATAGTTACAGAATATCCGAACTCTTTTTCTCAGACCTTTTTTATAATATCTGGTCTTGATTTTTGTGATATTTTCCATACCCAGGAGCTTAAATTCCATAGCCACACCACTGACGTTCCCCCCGAAGCTTTCATCTGACATACAGGGAATGTGGGAAAACTTATGGATATCCTGCTCAATGGCTTTCTTAAGGATCTCCACACCGTTTTCATCAAAAGTCTTGGTCAGATACTCTGCTTTGGCTGTATCCGGCATCTCAAGAACCTTGTACTTTTTAAGACGGGCTTTGGCCTTTCGGATGCTCTCATCTTCATCCTCAGTGTTCGGTTCGTCCTCATCGGTCAGCAATGTTCCATAGATAGCCAGGATCGCATCAATAAACTGCTCCTTATCGGTCACACGATCGCTCATCAGCGCATTGTATGCATCGATCAGTGGGATCTGCAGTTCAAAATCTCCAATGGCCAGTTTATTGTTCAGGTATTCGATGATCGGGATCTCACCAAGATAATGGGGCACCGCCGGCTCTGTGGTTGCCTGGATCGTATTGTTGTTCTCGATGTCCAGCTCGTACTTATAGTTTGTGGTCACTACTGTGGCCATATAGTGGTCCGGAAGCTTCCCAGAATCATCTTTCCGGATATAATAATAGACAGCAAAGAGTTCGTTTTCTTCTATGCTGTCGTCTTTTACCATGAAGGTATTTTCCGCAGACAAATTCTTGGTCTGCAGGTTGTTCTCGTTTTCCTTCACATAGACATATTCGTAAGCCAGGCCGTAGATGGATGCCTCCAGACCGTTGTCTCCGTCTGTCTCATCTGCTCCGGCCAGCTCCAGTGCATCTGTAAGAGGCTTGATGTCTCCCTCAGATTTATAAGTCACTGGGTTGCCGATGAAATAGCTACTAGCTGTATCAGAGATGTCTTTTGCATGATTGCACACCAGGCGGTTTTCCCGTTTGGTCTCATCCAGGATCTTGTGCTTTCCTTCGTAGTAGGACATATTCTTCTTCAGCCGATCCACCATGCTGATGTGTTTGCTGATCAGCTGGCGGAGTATCTGTTTGTCTGGGTTTAACTCGTCAAAGCTTTCTCTCGGTATTGTAAATGTGTATATTTTTCTCACCTCCTTATCTCTCGGAAACGTGCTACTTTTCTGCCGATTATGGTGCTGCATAGGTACCTCACAGCGTCACAACAATGATCGAATTGTTTCACCGGTTTGTCTTCTCCTCTTTCCAGGGCTTTCTCATCCCAGATGTAAGAAGCAAATTCTTTTATGGTTTCTTTACAGGAAGAAGCAAAGACAATCTTCTCCAGGTTCAGAAGCATTCCAACCAGCCGGATTCCATCCAGAACATCATTGTTGGCTTTCAGGACCTTATATCCCCGTTTCCGGAGTTCTGCAATAAAAGAAGCGGCCGATGGATCCACGATGATTGCTTTGATCTTGGTTCCATCCAGCCACACTTTCAGGTCATCTGCATATTCTGAATCTGTTTTCTGTTTACCTTTATCTCTTCCGGAATAGTAATACTCCCGGATGCAGTACCATTTCCCGTTGGTTCCTTTATTCCACAACAGGAATACTGTAGCGTTCTGTGTACCATAATCGCAGGAAACATACCGGTTCCCATTGATCAGCAGCTGATAGAAATCTTTGATATCCTGGACATGTTTGTTCTCGTCGAACATGTCGTAGATGATTCCCTCTGCTGCCGCCCAAAGCCCCATGATGTAACGTTTAAAGAATACTCCAACGTACATGCTCCTGTATCTGGCCTTGATCTCTTCATCCAGGGACAGGTTATCGTCCATAGTAAAGTGGAGATACAGGATATCTTTCAGACCAGGATCTTTCCCCTCCGCGGCCGCTTGCTGCATCCTCCGGGCAGTTTCTTCTTTTCCCAGATATCCGGTGGATTTATCTATCCAGTTCTGTTTAAACCAGTGATATGGACCATCCGGATTGCAGTTAAACCAGAACTTTGAGCCTTTTACAGAGCATCGGCCTGTTGCCTGGTTCACAAAGGATTCCGGCATCAGGGCAACTTCATCAAAGAACACGCCGGCCAGGGTGATTCCCTGGATAAGATCCTGAGATCTTTCATCCTTGCCGCCGAATATGTAAAAGTAATTTTCTTTTCCGTCTTTTCGGATGGTCAGAAGGTTGTCTGCCCTGTGATCCGTGATGGAATATCCTCTTGACCGGAGCATCAGTTTCAACCAGAACAGAACATTTCTCCGGAAGGATCCTATGGTCTTTCCGCACATGGCAAAGTTCTGTCCAGTGAAGGTACTCATGGCCCACATAACGAATGATAAAGACATGCTGATTGTTTTTCCTGATCGGATTGCTCCATCAGCGATAACTCCGTCCATATCATGAACTGGAGATTCTTTGCACCACCAGGTCAGGACCTGTTTCTGTTTTCTTGAGAACGGAGAAAAATGAAACGTCTGGCCTATCTGCCTGTTGGCTCTGTTGGTTTTCATCTTCTGCAGCTTATCTTTCAGAGTTTTGAGTTTTTCATACATTCTCATCACCCCAGACATCCTGCGCTGTTGCATTCATTGCCTCCAGGAAACCATCATCTGTGATTTCTTCTACCTGGTTATCCTGCTTCAGCATCTCAAATTCAAGCTGCATGGTTGCAAGTTCCAGCTTTGCATCGTCATAGCCAAACTTATGCAGCATCTCGATAGCTTTCTGCTGCCGGGCCTGCACTCTGGTCAGAGCATCCTCTATGGCCTGGATCTGGCCAAGGATGCCTTCGTACTTTCGAAGTTCTGTTTGTTTTCCTTTTTCGGTACCGGAAGTATATTCTGTTACAGACATTCCGCATGGTACCGAATCTTCTTCTGATCCTGTCTGAGCTTCCAGTTCACGGAGAGACTGGATTCTTTTCAGCATCCGGCGTTCCCTGACTGCAAGAAGCTGGATTTCTCTGAGAAGCAGCTGCTCTTTGTCTGGCCTGATCATCTCTGCCAATGTTCTTTCTTCTGGTTCCAGGGTATCAAAAAAGAGAGTTTCAAACTCTCCTGTCCTGACTGCATTCTTATTTCCCGGCGGGCCGGTTCCTCCATGCCCCTCCGCATTTTTATTTCCGGGCTGTCCGCCCTTCTTTTTCGCAACGTCGCGTTTATTCTTTTGCAACGTTGCATTATCCCATTTGTATCTATTTTTCCAGCTTCGAATCGTCCCTACCGGGATTCTGAGCTTCTGATAAACTTCAATTAATTTCGCTCCAGAAGCATATAGCTTTCTGGCCTCTTCTACTCTCTGATCTGGTGCTCTTGGCAAGCCTCACCACCTCTCATTCGTTTCGTTTTTGATATTTGTAAATTACAGTCCTGCCGGCACCATAGTGACAGCCGATTGCCGCCACGCTGAAAGGAGGTGCAAACACTTACATACAGTGAATCCTTTGCCTAAAGTATGTATGTGCTGGTGCTGTGCACGCTGTATGTAAATTGGCATTAGAAAAGCACCCCGAAGGGTGCCTGTTGTGTTTATTTTGAATTCCAAAAGCTAAAATAAATATTTTTCACTGTTATCATAAGCAAAATAAGAACATGCGATAATAGTGAAACATTAACAGATATTAATATTCGAATCATCCGCAAAGAACTCATAAGGACTAAAAACTTTTGAATAAAAACAAACAACAAAAATAATATTTCAATTATCATTGTATACGTTATATCGCATATTAATACCTGAAATAATGTTACATCTTTGGGCTTTGAATTGTTTTTATCATTCAATTTATAGTCCGTAGATATTTGTGCTTTCATTCTCTTTATATTCTCACTATCACTTGATAAAAGAATTGATAAATATGCCATGCTAAAGCTTATGAATAATGTCAAAACAGTGATAATCTGATTTAATAAATCACCTGTAAATTCATCAATATCTAATTTACGAACTGCATCAAAAACTTCTTCTCCCATAAATAGACCTATTCCAATCAATAATGGTATAACAATAAATATTATTAGATCTTTTTTTTCTTTTTGTCTCATTAAATAAAAATCCCGTATAGGATCTAAAATTTCTTTTACTATTGTTTTCATTTTTTCTCTCAACTTTACATATTCAAAATTTCCGTATAAAGAATATTAAACATTTCTGTTGTTTCTACTTCATGTGTATCAGAAGTTTCTTTTACTTTTACTACAAACCTTTGTTTCATACTTTCCGTATCAAATTTTATGGGTTGATTCTCAAGTCCTGCTCCATCTATTGTTACTCTTTTTACATCACGTTCCTTGTTATTATATATTTTCCAAAATTGTTTTACCGTATCCTTATGTATTCCTAACCCCGGAGCAGCTGGTTTAAAAAGTATATCAACACTTGGTGCAATATCACCTCTGCCAGCTAAATCTTTGAATTCAGAAATACTTTTATCTTTTTGCTCTACGGTTAATGTAATAGCTTTTACCTTCTTCACATCTGCTAATGCTTTTAAGAAATCATTTGAAACAATATTCTCATAAAATAATTTATAGTTTATCTTTTCTCCTTTTTTTCTTAAATTAGCATTGTGCTGTCTTATATATCGTTGAAGATAATCCATAACTCTTCGAAAACCGATTCCTGAACTATTATATTCACACCACTTTACAACTTTTTCATAAAAAAAATATCGTACAGGACTTTCTGATGTAT